TGTGTGTCTTGCTTCTGTGATGACACGGTTTACTCCACCGTACTCGATGGTCATACCGGGGCGTAGGTGGGTCAAACCCGGATGCCCCTCACTGCTGATTGCACCAGCAGAAAGCGTATTACCTCGTAGGATTTGACGACCCACACTCTTTGCCTTTCTGCTTGAGCGTACAGTCATATCAACGACAGGTGCGGGTTCTTCTCGTATCTCACCGTTGATACCGCTTTGTCTTTCAGTATCATTAACAGTGACAATAACCAAGTCATTCAATGCCATTGGTTGACCCTGTACAGTGATACGATTAGGCGTGTTATCCACTGGGTCTTTGCGGGTCGAGCCAAAGTGGAAGTCAGCATCCACTGTAGCGGTGGCTTCACTGAATGTGATAGGTACATAGAGCATATTACCAAAGCGGTCTATCAACACCATACGACTGTCGTGTCGCCCAATGAAACGCAGTGCTGTCATCAAGTTGACATTAGCGAAGTCTTGACCGAGGAAACGATTGGAGTGCATTCTCCGACCATTGTTGTTGTTTGTAGCGGCCATGTTGCGGCCAATGTTGAAACTGTTCATGCTCGTAGTGGCCTGTTGACCTAAGCGAATTGCCATGTCAGTAGTACGAAGACCAACATCAATCGGCTGTCCCAACTTAACTTCACGCTCAAAGAAGCCGAGGTCGTTAAGTGTTTTACCTTTCATATTTCTTAAGTTCATCAAGATACCAACAGTGCTTGACTCAAGCGTTGAAGTCACCAAGCGTTGGGCCGGGTTGTCAGCGTTGTAAACAAGCATTGGTTTGTTGGTTGAACTCAATACATTGTCGCCTAAAAAGGGTACTGCGGTACTGCTGTGGCCCGGAGTTTCTTTATGTGTGATTTGAATTGACGACTCACCCTCAACGATTTGATAGCGAGTTTCGGGCATGACTTGGAAGGTGGATGCGTTACTGTTTTCAATGGTGACCTTCGCTTGTACGCCTGTGCTCGTGTCCACCTTTGCATGATGAACGGCGTTATCAACAAACACCGGCTTACGCACATGGTCCATCACTGCGGGCATGTCGGTATTGAACCGCCCAACGACTGTGTTCTTTATGACAGCCATGTATCAAGCCCTCAACAGTTCCATCGCTTCAAGGATGCTCCCTTTGGCGTGAGTTTACCCTTTTTACTGGTTGCGCCTTTCATACCACTCATACGAGCGCAGAATGATTTACGACGCTTGGCCTTCTTTGAGCCGGGCTTGAGTTTACTTGGCTTAGTTGTCACAGGGGGTTTGAGATTTGCGCCACTCTTACGCTTGGCGGCGGCACGACCCTTAGCGTTCAGTCCACCTTTTTTGCTGTGTTTGTTTGGATTGTAGCCGTGGAATGGTTTTTCCTTCTTGGCTTTCATTACAGCGAAAGCAAGGTCAGCAGGTGAGCAACAATCACAAAAGTCAAAATCCGTCATACTCCATCACCCGTGTGGTCCGTTGAATTGTAGCCTACATCTCCTTTATGTCCTTTTGGATGAAGGGATTGGGAGTAGCGTGGTTGTACGGTGAAGTCCTTACGGACAACGCTCTCATCGCTCTCCACGGATGTGCGACGGCGTGATGCGTCAGCACGATAATGTTCCAAAGTATTTTCACTGATAATTACACGAGTCACTTCATTGTCAATTTTACTGCTATCAAAGCCGCTATCGCCCGTTCCGATAATCTTTGGTCCTTGACTCATAGGTACAGTGTCGCTTGCACTAATGTCCATGTAATACGCAGGTGTGTAAGGTGGGTTAGTGTCGGGGTTGGTGGCACGAATGTATGACCCAACTGATGCCTTACCGTTATCCACACCATACACATAAAGCCCATACTTCCCGCCAGCAGTAGCACCGAAGTAGTTGCTACCTACTTGTGGGCTTGATGAGTGTAAGTTGAGGTTAGAGCGGAACATTTCGATGTGTTGCTTGTCCATCATACGCACTGGGCGCATCATGTATGTGACCTTCTTATCAGTCACATTTGTACGCACATGTCCGTTAGTGTCCGTTTGGTATGGGTTGCTGGACTTCCATGCGGAGGCGGTGGTGATACCATACTTTTCACTGAGATAACCTTCCACTTGCTGTATTTCGGTTGTGGACAACACTCGGTTATATTGAATGATTTCAGCAATTTGTCCGTTAAGGTAATACGGACTCGGCACTCGTCCTAAACCGTAATTACCTGCTGTTGCCTTGTGAAATGCATCATTATTTGTGCCTTTCAAGACACCATCCACCCTAAAGGTATGTGTTGCGGTAGCACCCGCTCCATCACCGCCAGCAATTTGCGCTGTGAGTATAGCGGGTTGGTTCACTGCGACTGTATCAGTGCCAGCACTTATCGCTCCAAAATTAGCACCCCTACCATACCAAAACTGCCAACTGTTGCTTGAACCAGTCATGTTTCCATAAAGGTTGAAACCTTGTACATTGGGAGAAGTACGCCTGCTAACCACAATACCGTTATAATTGCCATTGTCCGTAGTAATCGCCGCTACAATAAACAGTGTCATTTGATTGGTGTTTAACAATTCACTGAATGGTGCGGTCATTTCATCGCTACCGTCGCACGCTACTAAGGGCATGTTGTTGAAATCGCTGTCGCTTGCCGTATAGGACGGTTGAGAACTGGCTGTGGCTTGGGTGAACTCATGACCGTTTCCACTCACATCCTTCCACAAGGAGATAGCATCTCCGTCAGCCAAATCAAGGCTGTCGGCTTTGAGCCAAAGTGCCATACCCGAAGATGGTATGCCGCCCCAATCAGTGTCGTCAATAGGCGAAAGGTAGTTGCGGGTTTCAGCGAGGTAAGTACCACCAAGTGGATTGAAGTTTGAGGTGTGACTCATACGCACCACACCGCCTTGAGGTTGCCCTCCGAAGTCGAGTGCGGTGAGGTCGTAGTTGCCTATCGTTTGAGAGCCAGTTTGCATACCGCCCTGTAGCACAACACGCTGTCCTACATTGCGGTCTGTATGTAGGCTGTGCGCTTCGGTGTTAATGATGATTTGATTGGTGTCCACACCTTGTAGGTTTTCGGTGTCAAGACCGATACGGGGGCTACTGCGGCTTACAGCATCCTTGTGAGGTGAGTCACCAACGATGTTCTCCATACGGTCACTCACTACCGCTTCGGGCTTGAGTAGTCCATCTTCTGCAATCTCCAAGCGTGAACTGATACCACGAGGTACTTCATCGGCTTGCAGTGTATCGTTTCTTGCACGAATGAAACCGTCGTTGAGAATAGGCTCGGCGGTGTGATGAGAGAGTACAAGACCCGTGGTGTGTATTGGTTCACTCAATGCGGTGAGCACATCTTCGTTGAATTGAGTTGGGTATCGAATACCTCGACCATTACCCATGTCACCCACACGCTGTGCGTTTGATGGCATGAACACATCAACCAGTGTTGTTGAGTCATTACTATTGGTGTTGTTTAACCGACCACCGAATCTTGGTACGGTTGCTGAAATACTCAATGCCGAGTCTGCCGCATTGGTGAGTCCCTTCAAGTTGACAAGGTGCTTTCCGTTGTTGTGTATTCGCTGATACGGTGTACGGTTGTTGCGTCGGTCGTATTCGTATGCGTCACCCGCATCCCATGATGGGCGAATACCGAATGAACGGACAGGGAAGCGGCGAACATCTTCACCACGGGTGTTCCCCCACCAATCAACGAGGTAGTATTTTGCCGCACTCTCAATTGAATCCAAGCCCTTACCGTTGCCATCGCCCCACCAATCACGCAGTACAGTAGCACTGTTGCGTAGGGTGCGTACAGGGCAACCGAATGGGCGAGTGTAGCGCACACCGTCACTGTATCGAACCTGCCACTCCGGTTTGTCAACACCAAGCATACCGGAGAAGTTGGTTTGGCGTTCCATAATACCAGTGTATGTGTTAGGGAATGTTGGGTTTGAACTACCGTTGCCACCAGCGTAAGTCCATGTTTGAGTTTCCTCTTGTACAAACGGACCATGCTTGTATGCAACGCTGGCGTTGGTGGCTGTCACTGCTGTTTCACGCAATGCTCGCAAGCCGTACATGGACCACTGCGGCTTGTTGTATGGTTGGCGTAGGCCGAAACGATAACCGAATGGGCGAGTACGAGTTTGCACAGGGGTAAATGTGAGCGTTTGATTTGTCTTTGAGCCACCAGTTGTTGATGCACTCAACTCAAAGGTAGTAGCGTTGGTGATTGATGAAACGGTTGCACCGCCGGGTATGCCTGTACCGCTCACACCCATACCTACTACGAGTTTTGTTGTGGAGTCCATCGTGATTGTTGGGTCGTTATTGTAATCACAAGTAGCATCAGTGAATGCATCGTATGTGGATTTGACCACACCATTTGTGACGACATACGAGCCGTCATCATCTTGGTCAGCCCATATTGGCCCGTCAAAGCCGTAATCCCGTGGATATTCCCAAGACGATGAAACATAGGCGTAGCCATCAAGACGGCTCACCAGTGGTCCACCACGGCTACCACTCGGCCAAAAGTGATTGAGCATACTCTTGGTGGCTGTATCACTGCTGTCCGATTGTCCACCCTGCATGAGTCCTGTTCCTATTGTGGTGTCAATGGTTTGAGCAGTTTGAGGTGTACCGTCTGCACCTGTGTATATGACCGAGCCTACAGTAATTTGAGGTGGTAAAATATCAAACACTACTATGTTCGTATCTCCTTCTGCTACAGTACCATCGACTTGATACATGTGACCATCAACGAAGATGTAAGACTCATCGGGAATAGATTCACCAGCGTTTGTAGTAATTGTGTGGTCAGCGGTTTGAGATACAACTTGACGAGTCTGTGAACCATCAGCGGCAAGGTCAGCGGTCTTGTAGTAGCGCAGTGAATGATTTCCACTTGCCATAGTTGTCAACGGTGTACCCTTGACATTAACACACCCTGTCAATGTTGTACCACCAGCACCACCACCTGTGTATGTGAAGATTTCTTCTTCACTACCACTGTTGACATACACTGTGTTTGTACCACTCGTAGGCCATCCAGCCATGATAGTTCCAGTAGCGGTGACCGTGGTGCTACTCACACTTGCTGATGTAGCGGTGTAGTATGTTGATTGTGCTTCGGTAGGAGGCATGGCTGTCTTCATTCGCAAAGCAAACGGACCCATGCTGGCGTAATAGGTAGCGTCATGGTAGTGAACAGTTTCAAAGTGTTCCGGCATACTGTTGAGCGGTTTTTGATTGATGGCTCGGTCAGTCAATGGGTTCAACCATGTTCGACTCGCATCACTGTAAAAAGTATGAGGGCGGCCGAGATTCGGATGCCACAGGCAAAGGAATGCATCAGCCATGTGTAGGCTGTTTGTGTCACGAGTACCTGTAATCAAATTATCAATAGAGTGAGCCAAAACACTTGTTTCAGTTTCACTTAAAATCGTGTTTGCTGGTCGGAAGTCATATGCACGAGTCAAGCGAATCTTTGTCCCAACGGTCAAGTTGCTG